CCCCACGTTTTTGATGGAGATTTCAAGTTCTTTGACTCCACTGAGATGCCTGTCATTTTTGATAGGATCTTGTACCAGATTAATAGCTGGTACAATGATGGGCCCGTGAACGCGAAGATACGTGCTGTGCTTTTCCAAGACCTCATGCACTCGATCCACATTGGTGGAAACGGTGGGAACCAGAGTTTCATTTATCAATGGAACAAGTCCATGCCCAGCGGGCATCCTCTGACTGCGGTTGTCAACAGTGCATATGCTTCCATTCTTCTTGTTGGGTGTTACATACACATAACAGGAGACTGGACAGGTTATTGGGACAACGTGCATTCGCTCACTTTCGGTGATGATAACGCGAACAATCCTTCGCCCGCGGTCGTTGGCGTATACAATCAGGTGACTGTGGGCAAGGCCATGGGCGAGCTGTTTGGAGTGACTTACACTGCGGGAAGGAAAGATTGCGATTTGGAGCCGTCCACGACTATGGACCGCATTACTTTCCTTAAACGCTCGTTTGTGGAGTCGCCGCATGGTTTATTATGCCCCCTCGAACTTGAGTCGTTCCTGTATACCACTTATTGGTGCAAGAACAAGAAGTTCGAGAAGCAGATTTTGGCAGACAATCTTGAGGTGGCATTGGAAGAACTTTCCATGCACACCCAGGAATTGTGGGACAAATATGCACCCATCCTCGAGAAGATGGGCGGGCGAATCCGGCATTCGTTTTGTGCCGACCCTCGCGATAAGCTTGCTTATCTTAGAGTGGTCCTTTCTCGGAAGGACAATTGGTACTAGCACATTGCAAATACGCACCCTTTCAACGTCCATAAGTGACGGCGCGGCAAAGGAATGGGTGGACAGGGCGTGTGTTAATGAGTCGTAGACATAGTTCTTTACTACTCAGGGTCGACTTAAACACCCAGAGAAGCGCTGTCATTGCTGACTGCTTGAGGCGGCGTCAGCACTTATATGTCTCGCTACAACTCAGAAGGATCCCAATGAGGAACTTAATGTTAGAGATGGGTCTGGTGAATGCAATGAGATTGATTCTCTTGCTATTAACTCGGCGCCTGAAGTCTATGGAGTGACGTCCTTGCTTTCGGAAGCCTGTACGCATGTGGAAGTATTGGGGACGCATTATGTGCCCTCCTCCATCCATGCCAAACAAACTGACTTGCAAGATTTGCTCCAGTATTTTACTAGGCCGCGTATAGTTGCGGCGGGTGATGTACCTTTAGGTACTCCCCAAGTAGTTTGGGATGAAGAGATAACAGCGTCTAGTCTGTTTTCAACTATATTTCCTGATGGCCTATCTCGCTTGAATGGTGTGTACGGAGTTAAGTTTACTCTTGTTTTTACCGTTCAGGTGTCAGCCACTCCCTTTCATCAGGGAGTTATGGTTTCTAGTTTCCAATACGACACTCTGTCTTCCGCGCCATATACGTATTTGCGCGCTAGCAGAGCTCCCACTTGCATTAATTTGCCTCATGTGCGCTTGGATTTAGCATCTCAGACCATGGCTGTTTTATCCGTGCCTTTCAGGAGTATAGCCGAGTTTTTGCCTATAAGGGACGGGCTTGCCGGCTTCAGGTATGGCCATTATTCCTTGAACATGTGGTTGCCAACCCCATCCGTTACCGGAATAGGCCCCCCTACTTTCAAGGTCATGGTTCATTTAGAAGACCTTGAGGCTATTTCAGCGTTTCCGTCTAGCTTTCAGACTGTTACGCCGCAGGCTGGAAGACAGCTTGCTGTTGAGGCTGAGTACAAACTTTCTGACAGGGTGAAGGTGGCCAGCAAGGCTTTTGACTTTGTTGCGCGTAATATACCCATGTTGACTTCAGTAGCGGCGCCCACATCGTGGTTTTTAGCTGCCACTTCCGGTGCATTGAGAGCTTTCGGTTATTCTAAGCCTCAAATACAGGAGCCGGTGCAGCGGGTACTTAGGGGGCAGTCTGCTGGAGAGCAGAATGTAGACTTGCCTAGTAACACGCAGGTAGTCGGGCCAATGGCTTCCAATCATCTTCGTGTTGACGGTACTTTCGCTGGCACTGCTGTCGATGAAATGTCGTTGGCTTTTGTTTGCAGTCAGTACTCTCAGATTTGCTTTACCACTTTTGATATTGTGGATTCGTTTGGTAGTGAAATATACGCTGCCACCGTCTCTCCGAGTACCATGTGGTTTAGGGCGCCTACTTCTAAGCCTGCTGGTAACTTGAAGGCTCCCCAGGAATCCACTGCCTCTTCCAATGCATTTCTCCCCAGTAATGTATTTTTCTGGGCTTCCATGTTCAGATATTGGCGTTCTGGCTTTACCTTTAGGTTCACTTTCGCCAAGACGAAATTGCACGCCGGAAGAGTCTTGTGCACGTATGCCCCTTTCACAGAGTATTTTCCCACTGGCTCAGGCACAACTACTGTTGTAGCTCCCGGCGAGGTTTCCGGCCTCACCCAGCCTACGGGCTATAGTGCGATTTTCGATTTGCGTGACGATAGTGTGTTTGAATTTCACGTTCCGTATACTTGTCCTCTGCCCTATTTGAATTTCGCTTCTGTCATGGGCGGTTTGACCCTTACATCTCTGGACGTTTTGCAGGCGCCCAATGTTGTCTCCAACGTCATTTCTTTGGCAGTGGAAGTTAAGGCTGACACTGACATAGATTTGGCAGTGCCCCGTGGTCCTAGATATCCTGCCCATCCCAAAGGTGCGATTAGGTTACAGGCAGGCAGAGTGTTGTCGGTTATCAAACCAGAGGCTTGTGAACTCACCATAGGAGAGCGGTTGACTTCTGTCAAGCAGCTTATCAGCATGCCCACTTGGACGCAGAGCGATTCTCTAGCTGCCGGCACTCAGTATACAGTTTCTGTTATGCCTTGGTTTTATCACAGGAACCCTCCTTCCACGGCGCCTTTTCCCATAACCCAGACATTTCCTGAGGGCTTTTCTTGGGGCGGCAATGCTGCCACTTGCTATGCCTTTGCTAGAGGTGGTACTGATATACACGCCTATCCCACAGGTGTAGACAACGTATATTTGGAGGCCACATATGCTGCTCCTGATGAGGGGAATTATGGCACGGCGGCTTCCCTTATAAGCGGTTCTTCCGCCAGTTTACCAAGGGTTGCGGCTGGCGCTGGAACTCCTCTGCATGTTCGTTATCCTGCTTACCATTCGGTGGCTAGGATATCCAGCGGGGTTTTCAATACCGTCACGTGGGCTTTTTCATTTGTTAGCTCGGCAAGGAATTTTTCCTGGCCTTCCACTGCGTGGCCGGGGTATGTTGCCCTGCCCCAATTGCGTGCTATCAATAGTACTGCGGGATTTGTGGGAGTCCGTATGTGTAGATGTGCCGCAGATGATGCGGCACTTTCTACTTATATGGGCCCCCCCCCTTGTGCTCTCCCGGCTATCGGTGCCACTGGCACTATAGATCCGGGATACTCAAATGGAACTGCTTAGTTCCTTTAAAACAATGGTGTCCTCATCATCTGTCGTTGTTCTCGGCTATTAAGAGAACACACTCCGTCCTGACATGCGGCTATTAAGTATGTCCGTTGCCCACGTAGGGCCAC